GCTATCAAATTAATCAAGCTTTAAATACTTTAAAAAGCTATGGTTTTATAAGTACAAAATTAAAAGGTATTCCTGCTAAATTACATTTTAAAATAAATAAGACTCAGTTATTAAATTTTTTAAAAACTAGTAACGAAGAAATTAAAGAACTAGATTGCGAAATAACTGAAAACAAGAAGTTAAAAAACTCTAAACAAGTTATAAATAAAAAAGTTATAAATAAAAATAATAATATAAATACACGCAAAGAGGATTTTATTAAAGAAGTATCTAAGTATACAGACGATAGTAATATATCAAATGACTTTATAGATTATTGGACGGAGGATAACGGAAAAAAAATGCGTTTTGAAATGGAAAGGACTTGGAATACAAGTCTTAGAGTGAAGCGTTGGGAAAGGAATCAGAAGAATTTTAGTAAGGGAAGTAGTGCAAATAACATGCCTGACTTTTTAGATAGTGCATATATAAATAGAATTAAAGACGACCAAGCACAAGTAAACAAATTTTATAATCATCTTGTTAAAAATTGCGGATACGAAAGGATAGAAACGTCGGCGGGGTATATTAGGTACAGAAAAAGGGTATGATGTTTATTACTTTTATAAGGAATGGTTTAGTATTAGGGGTAAGACATTTTGCTCCTGACGAAGTAAGGACTTATTGGGAAATACATATTTACTTATTAATATTTCAAGTAAACATATTTATAACTGAAAAAAACAAATGAAAACAATAGTATCTGTATCTGGAGGAAAATCCTCTGCTTATATATTAGCTAACTATCCTAGCGACTACGCCGTTTTTAGTTTAGTTAGAACTAATGATAAAAGTTGTTTGTATCCTGATTCAGGTATAAGAAAAATAGTATCAGATAAAATAGGTAAAGAATTTATAGGAACTATAGAGCAGGACGCTATAATAAAAATAGTTTTAGAATTAGAACAATTTACTGGAAAAAAAATAGATTGGATAAGTGGAGAAACATTTGACGAATTAATAAAAAGAAAAAGAATGTTGCCTAACGTTATGATGAGGTTTTGTACGCAGAACTTAAAAATGTTTCCTATTATGAAATGGTGGAGAAAAAATATAAATGAAGTAGTAAAAATGTCAATAGGTTTTAGAGCAAACGAAAAGAGAAGAATGGGTAAAGTTATAGAAAAGTGCGATAAAAATGGTATTGAATCTGATAAATTTATAATAGGAAAAAGAGGTAAAAATAATAAATGGGGTATGATAAAATGGAGAAAGCCAATATTTCCATTAATAGAAAATAATATTTTAGCAGACAAAATACATAGATATTGGAATGAAAATAAACAAGTACCTTTTCTTAAAGGCTACTATAATAATTGTGTTGGTTGTTTTCATAGAAATCCATTGTTTTTAAAAAAAATGAGTGAAGAACATAAAAACAAAATTAATTGGTTTGCTAAACAAGAAGATATAAATAAAGGAAAATGGAAAAAAGAAGTATTGTATAAAGATATTATGAAATGGAATACGCAAACAGAATTATCTTTTGATGATTTTTCTGATTGTGATAGTGGTTATTGTGGTTTATAAATAAATAGTTATGATAGAAATAAGTAATTTAAGTTTAGCAACATTAATTTTAGGAGTATTTATACTAGGATTTTTTACTGCGTTATATATACAAAGTCAAATTAAATGAAGATACTTAATTTATACGCTTGCCTAGGTGGAAATAGGTATAAATGGAATGAGGTCAAAAATGACATAGAAGTAACTGCGGTAGAGTTAGATGTAGAATTAGCTAGATTATACCAAGAAAGATTCCCTAATGATAAAGTAATTGTAGCAGACGCTCATCAATACTTATTAGAACACTTTGAAAAATTTGATTTTATTTGGAGTAGTCCTCCATGTCCTACTCATAGTAGAATGATTTTAAGAAAAGCAAACAAAAAATATAAATATCCTGATATGGAACTTTACGAAGAAATAATTTTATTAAATAAGTTTTATAAAGGTTATTATTGTATTGAAAACGTTATACCTTATTATACTCCATTAATACCAGGAAAACAAAGAGGTAGGCATTTGTATTGGACTAATTTTAGATTGCCTAATATTTTAAGTGAAAGAAAATCTCCTGAAATGAAAGGTAAAGGAAGTATAGATAGATTTTCTAAGTTTCATAATTACGATTTTTACAAATACAAAGGAAAACAACATAGGGGAAAGTTGTCAAGAAATTTAGTAGATTATGAAGCAGGAAAAACAATACTAGAAACACTACTACAAATTAAAGAAAATAAATTAGAACAAATAGGATTATTTCAATGAAAGAACAAGAATTACATAATAGTATAGTACAATATTTAAACCATTTTCCGTATATATTATGGACGTCAACTTTAGGCGGAGTTTATTTAGGTAAAGGAAACTATAAACAAAAAGCTTTAGTTAAAAAACATTATAAAAAAGGAGTTCCAGATATTTTAATATTTGAGCCTAATTTAAACTATAATGGTTTAATGATAGAGTTAAAGGTAGGTTATAATAAACCTAGTAAACATCAAAAAGAATGGTTAGAAAATTTAAACGCAAGAGATTATAAAGCCGTAGTATGCTACTCTTTAGAAGAATTTATAGAAATATTTGAAAAATACACAAAATTAATATGAGAAAAAAACACGAATCACCAAAAAACATAAGAAGAAAAGACGAACATTTTAAATATTTTTTATTTGAAGTAAGTCACGGGCATACAAACGAGATATTTATACATAAAGAAACTCAACAAATACCCGACGTAGACGAGTATATAAGTAATAAATTTGAAGCTATATACGACTACTTTGAGCCTAGGGTAGTAGAATTAGAAATAAGTCCGTTAGGAGAATATGAATATAAAGAATTAGATTACTTGGGAGCGACCAAATTAATGACTCTTTGGAACAATTAAATAATTATATAGAAAATACTTATGATAAGTTATTAGAAATTAGTAAGAGAATTACTAGTAATAGATTTCCTGACTATTACGATTTATTACATGAAAGTATAGAAGCTTTATATAATGCAGATAAAAAAAAGATTATAAAGATTATAGAACAAAAAAAATTAACGTTTTATTTTATTAGAATTTTAATTAATCAATATCACTCTAAGACAAGTCCTTACTATTATAAGTATAAGAAATATAACGAGTTAATGAACAATATGGACGGAATTAATATTTATAGTAAAGAGGTTTCATCTAAAGAAAGAATAAAAGAACTAGAATTAAACGAAGAGAGGTTACAATGGATTGAAGAAAAGTTAAAAGGTTTAGCTTGGTTTGACGTAGAAGTATTTAAAATATATTTTAGAGAGGGTTTTAGCCTTAATAGTATGAGCAGGGCGACAAAAATAAATAGAAGTACATTAGGAAAGTCAATAAGATTTATTAAGAATTATTTAAAAGGTTTAAAAGATGATTGAATTTATAAAACACTTTTTAGGTTTTTGTGGAGAGCCGCATATAAACATATTTACTATAATGATGAGTACGCCAATAATAAGTTATATAATATATAAATTTATAAAATTATGACAAAGAAGAGTAAAGGACTAGGAGATAGCCTAGAAAAAGCTTTTAAAGCTACTAAGATAGACAAACTAGCTAAAAAGGTATTAGGTGACGATTGCGGTTGCGAAGAGCGTAAAAACGCTTTAAACGCTATGTTTCCATATTTTAAGAATATAAGACAATTTACAGAAGATGAGATAAAAATATATGACGAGGTAATGCCTTTAGTAGAAAAACATAAAAGAGTAACTACTGAGCAAAAAGTTATATTAGATGAATTGTATAAAAGAGTATTTGGTAATAAACCTATCTGGAAAAGTTGTACGCCATGCAACGCTAAAATAATAAGTAACTTAAAAAAAGTATATGAAAAGTCTTGTAAAGTTTAAAAAATTAACTAAAGAAAAAATAATAATTTTATATGGGTATATATGAAAAAGCACGTTAAAATATATATGAAACATCACGGGTACGATATAGAAGACTTTATACCCTGCGAACATTGCGGAACTACTGCGGTCGACATTCATCATTTAGTCGGAAGAGGAATCGGAGGTGACCCTAGAGGACATAAGAATCAAATAGAAAACCTAATAGCCTTATGTAGAAGTTGTCATATAAAAGCAGAAATGAATAAAGAATTTAATAATCAACTTAAAGAACAAAATTTAGTTAAACATAATTGTAAATACTCATGAAAATAGAAAAAGTAAAAATATCAGAGCTTAAATTTGCAGATTATAACCCTCGGCAAATGACAAAAAAACAATATGAAGACCTAAAAGAGTCTATATCTCGCTTTGGAGTAGTAGACCCTCTCATAATAAATAACGACAATACTATAATCGGGGGTCATCAACGTTGTCGAATTATGAAAGAATACGGAAGAGAGTTTGCTTATGTAGTAAGATTAGACTTATCGAAGCAGGCGGAGAAAGAATTAAATATAAGGCTAAATAAGAATCAGGGTAAATGGGATATGAATTTACTAGCTAATTTTGAAGTACAAGATTTAAAGGATTGGGGATTTAAAGAAATAGAATTAGGATTTAACATAGATAAAATAGAAGATGAGCCAAATGAAATATCGGTAGTAATAAAAGAAGATGATATAAGTAGAGCCGTAGAAATACATAGAGAATTAAAAGAAAGAGGATATAACGTAACTATAAAATAAATTTAATAAAATGGGCAAAAAAGAACGCAACCTAAAGAAAGAAACGCTAATACAAGCTTTAGAAAGTAGCTTAGGTATAGTATCAACCGCTTGTAATAAGTGCGGAGTAAGCAGAAGTAGCTTTTATAAATGGTATCACGAAGACGAAGAGTTTAGACAAAAGGTAGATGAAATAGACAAC